GTACCGGAAGCGTTGGCTTTATTCTCCGCTGTGGCTACAATTATAAGTGGGACTGTGCCGGGTGCGGCTGGTGTATAAAAGCTCTCATCGATAACGGTTACCGATACGCCTGGTGATGATAGATTTGCCATTGTATGGACTCTCCTAAGATTCTTCTGTTAGTGTATTTAGTGCTTTTTGATAAAATCAACTATGTTAAACATACAAAAAAGGTGAGGAAAAGGTTAGGTAAATAAAAATATGGCAAGACCACTATGTATTTGCGGGCATAGACCCGCCGCAGTTAACTATAAAAAGGAAGGACGCACTTACTATAGAAAAAAGTGTGAAGTATGCCTACACCACGGTGGTGTAGCTCACGGGTTTCCTAAGTGGTATTTAGACGGGTATAAACAAAAAGATTACTGCGAAAAATGCGGGTATAAAAGCAAACACAAAGAACAGTTTAATGTGTTTCATGTAGACGGGAATCAAAACAACTCCCGTCCTAACAATCTTAAGACAATATGTGCGAATTGTCAGAGAGTCCTACATAAAGAGGGCGTTCGATGGCGTCAGGGTGATCTTGTTCCTGACTTATAAGCAAGGATTTTACCTGTTTGTATAGGTCATCAATTGTGCCATTATTATCAATTTCGTGATCAAAATCAGTACCAACCCAAGCAGTTTCACTAGCATGAATGCCTATACGTTTTAGTTCTTGGAAGGCTAAATTTTTACCTAAATTTGCGTCTATAGCAAGATTGTACCAAGAAGGCAATTCACCACGTTTTACCCATACTATTTCGCCGCCTGCTTTTTTAATACTTTGAATTTCGTTGGGGAATCTACAGTCGCTGATAACAACATCGTCTTTGCTGTTTCGTAGTTTGTTTTCTAAACTGGCTATCCAAATATCATCGTGAAAGCCCTTACGACAAACTTCAGTGCCCCAATATTGTAGCACCCATCTTGGAGTGATTTGTCGCCCTAGTCTATTGCTCCACCAAAAATCTACTTGTTCACGCCATTCACGTGCTTCTTTGGTGCGTCCTTCTAGCATAATCCTGTCCCAACCAAACACGGCTGCGACTGCGTCTTTTAGTGTGTTAGCAAAACTTTCACGCCTAAATTCATGAAAGTTGACCAAATAGTCTGCAACAGTGTCTTTGCCTGATCCAATGAATCCACAGATGCCAATAATCATATAATATCCTCCAAGATACTATATGTTATATTAAATTTTTGGATGTGTCAAGAAATTAAACGCCGTATTTGTTCTTTTTGCGTTTAGGGACAGGGCTCGATTTATTAATTGAATCAATTTCAGAACTTGGACCTTTTTTTACTATTGTCTTTCCTGTGATACCTTGATTTTTAGCAGCCTTGTTTACAATATCACTTTCTGCATCAGTATACATCCAGACTGTTGGCATATCTTTTGCTGGCCCTTCTTTAGGGGCTGGTTTGTCTGGTTCCCCAGCCATTGCAATACCAAATCTATACATTTGATAATATTGATCTATATCAAGTTGTTTTGCATGCGGGGCCGCTGCTCTTGAAACTTTACTAAGTTTTTTGGCTTTAATTTCTGATAAAAATTCTTTAGCTCGCATAATTAACCTATTACAAATGTATAGCCTGTTCCGCCTGCAACGTAAGTTTCAATTTCTTTTTCTAATTTTTCCATTTCTTCCTTACCTGCACTTAATAATGCTGTACCATTTAAGCCACCTGCGCCGCCAGGACCTGCAATGTTGCCAAACTTACTACGTGCTTCACCTAGTATGGTTTTACAAATAGCCAGGGTATAGTCTTTAAACCATTGCCCGGCATAGCGATCTCTTAATAATATGTCGTCAGGTCTGTGATTATAACCGCGGATCATAATCTGTTCGCCCTCTGCATAAGGACGTTGTAAAATTCTTAAAGTATGAGTAGTCGGAACCCACTGAAACTCAATGTAAGCACCAAACATACGACCTACTAATTTTTGATAACCAGCAAAAAGTTCATAAGTTGCAATACCGCCTAACATTGTACTGTTTAACAGATAAGTGTTTGTGTAGGCCAAATTAAATGGTTCAAAATATGTACCACCACTACCACCAGCAGTTCTACTACCTACTGTTCTGCGAAATACACTGCGAACTTCTATGATTTCATCAGGCAAACGATAATCGTTAGTGTCCTGTTGTAGCTCTAAAAAGTAGTAGGATTCTTCTACAGCATTTGAGCTTTTTTGACGATATCTAGCTAGAGCACGATTTAGTGCTGTTTCATAATGTATGGGGTCAAGTTCAACGTCCACCATACCGTCCGCCAGCATGTTTTTAACATAATCGTAAACGTTTTCTCTTTCTTTTAGGATCGTTGATTCAGGCATCTTTTGCTCTCCTAGTATATTTAGCGTACGATAAATATCACTATGCCACGATTATCATTATATAAACCCGAACGAGGTAATGATTACAAGTTCATAGACCGTCAAATTTCTGAAATGTTTCAGGTTGGCGGGACTGATCTTTACCTACACAAATACATTGGTGTCAATACTGCTGAGGCCAACGCCACTGCGGATCAACCCAATTATGCTAGTTTAGATGTTACTAACATACAAGATTTATTGTTGTTAGAAAATAGGGATAGAAAATATGACCCTAGCATTTACAAAGTACGTGGCATTTATAACGTACAGAATTTAGACTTTAATCTCAGTCAGTTCGGTCTATTCATAGACAACGATACTATATTCATGACTGTGCATATAAATGACTGGATTAAAAGCATTGGTAGAAAACCCATAAGTGGCGATGTTTTTGAACTGCCTCATTTGAAAGATGAGTTTGCTCTTAACGATTATATGGTTGCGTTGCCTAGATACTTTGTTATAGAAGACGTAAGTAGAGCCAGTGAGGGTTTTAGCCAGACATGGTGGCCGCATTTATACAGACTAAAACTTAAAAAGATAGTGGATAGTCAGCAGTTTGCAGATATTTTAGATCAACCTGCTACAGAATGTGGCACTGAAACTCTAAGAGATATACTCAGCACTAAAGGCAAAGAATTAGAAATTAATGATGCTATATTAGCACAAGCAGAAGCAGATGTTCCAAAAAGTGGTTACGAAACACAGCAATTTTATACTTTGGCTGTGGATCCAAATACTGGTAAACCAACATTAGAAACAGTTGATCAAACTGATTTAGATGCTAGTAATACTGGTCTTGATACTAGTCGTATCCATGGTAGAGCACAACGTAGTGGCTATGTAGGATATTTGTTAGGTGATGGTATACCACCTAATGGTTATGAGTTTGGCCACGGCATACAATTTCCAGCCAGTCCACAAAAAGATGATTATTTTTTACGTACTGATTTTGCTCCAAATAGATTATTTCGCTATGATGGCGGACGTTGGTTAAAAATTGAGGACAGTGTACGTCATACATTAACTAACACTGACAATAGAAAAACCCTCAAAACTGGATTTATTAATAATACAAATACAAATACTATTGCAGGTGAAGTTGTTGAAGAACGCCAAGCACTTAGCAAAGCACTTAAACCTAGGGCAGATTTATAATGCAGTTTTTTTACGATGGTCAGATAAGACGCTATTTGTTGCAGACAATACGTTTGCTCAGTAACTTTGTAGTAAAATACGGTGATGGTAGACTTGTGCGTGTACCTGTAATGTACGGCGATAGTGATAGACAAGTTGCGCACATTCAAAAACAAAATAGTGAAAATAAAATCAACAGTGCTCCGCGAATCGCTGTTTATATAACTGATCTTGATTTAGACAAAGATCGACTGGCCGACGCCACACACGTCAGCAAAGTACATATACGTGAACGTGATGTAGAAGGTGGCGAATACACCAGCAGCCAAGGTAGAAACTATACTGTAGAACGATTGATGCCTACGCCGTTCAAGATGACATTGAAAGCAGATATCTGGACCACCAGCACTGAACAGAAATTGCAGTTATTGGAGCAGATATTGATGCTGTTCAATCCCAGCTTGGAGATACAGACCACAGACAATTACTTAGATTGGACCAGTCTCAGTGTTGTTAACTTGGGCGATGTGCAATTCAGCAGCAGACAGATCCCTGTAGGCGCAGAAAGCAACATAGACATAGCCACATTGAGTTTTGACATCCCTATCTACATCAGTCCACCTAGCAAGGTCAAACGCTTGGGTGTCATACACAGCATCATAATGAACATCAATGACACCATAGATCGTGGT